TTAGGTGTAAACTTTGACATGAGGGTTGGACATGATTATGTTGATGACTCTGATGGTCGTTATGATTTTTATCATAGGCAAGAGGAACACCTACCATTTGACTTAGAAAAGTTTAATACAATCACTAAAGGTGGTCTCGTCAAGAAATCTCTTAATGTTGCTTTGGCTGGTACAGGTGTAGGTAAGTCTTTATTCATGTGTCATGTTGCAGCTGGTGCTCTAACACAAATGAAAAATGTGTTATATATAACTATGGAGATGGCAGAAGAAAGGATAGCAGAACGTATAGATGCTAACCTTATGAATGTGCCTATTGACCAGTTAGAGAATCTAAGTAAGGATATGTTTGATAAGAAGATGCATAAGCTTACTGACAAAGGTGTTGGTAAACTTATTGTGAAAGAATATCCTACAGGAGCTGCAAGTTCTATTCACTTTAGGGCATTACTTAAAGAATTAAAGATCAAACGTGACTTCACACCTGATCTTATTTGTATAGACTATCTAAATATATGTGCCTCATCAAGAATGAAATCTATGGGTGGTGCAATCAATTCATATATTATGGTCAAAGCAATTGCAGAAGAATTGCGTGGCTTAGCAGTAGAGTATAACTTACCTATTGTTACGGCCACACAAACTACTCGTTCAGGCTATGCATCATCTGATGTTGGCTTAGAAGATACAAGTGAATCATTTGGTTTACCGGCTACGGCAGATCTTATGTTTGCACTTATATCTACAGAAGAGTTAGAGAACCTTAACCAAATAATGGTTAAACAATTAAAGAATAGGTATAATGATCCTACAGGTGGAAACAAGAAGTTTGTACTTGGAATTGATAGAGCTAAGATGAGACTGTACGATGTAGAAGATACAGCTCAAACTCTGAATGTAAGGGATGAGCCACCTAAAAAAGTAAATCAATTTGAGGATTTTGACGTATGAGCACTTTATTAACAGGTCAAGGATGGGGAAAGAAATATACCAACCTAGCCAAAGAAATATCTACATGGTCTAAGGACCCAAGCACACAAGTTGGTGCAGTTGTTATAGGTGAAAAAGGCCAATTATTATCACAAGGGTATAATGGGTTTCCACGAGGCATTAATGATACTAGCGATAGACTAAATAATCGCGAAAGAAAGTATGAATTAGTTGTACATGCAGAGATGAATGCTATATATAATGCTAGTTTTAATGGAGTTTCTTTAAAAGATTCTACATTATACGTGTATGGTTTACCTATTTGTAGTGAATGTGCGAAAGGTATTATTCAAGTTGGTATAAAAAAGGTTATCGCTACGAGACCTAAGATATACAATTCCGAATGGGATAAATCAACAAAGGCTGCTGAGGCTTTATTTAGAGAAGCTGAAGTAATGTATTTAATTGACGTGGAGGAAGAATGAGCAAGACAATGAATCCGTATGTGAAAGTACGAAGAGATGCAAATAAAAATCGTATATCTAAAAAGAATATGAGTCATGGAACATTCAGATGTAAACGTCATCCAAACAGTAAAAGGTGCAAAAATGCTTAAGACTTTATTTAATCAAGGCTATTCGAAGAAGTTCATGGATCGAATAGAATTTAGAAGAAAGGAATACTACGAGAAGCGTAGAATTCAAACTATCCGTGAAAACGCCATGAAAATGGCACACAATTGGAAACATGAGTATCCTACTGGTACACCATTAGAATATATTCGTGATGACATTATTGAATGCTGGGAAAGGAATTCATATGTTGGTATCTATAAAAATTTAGAAAATAAACAAAACATACCAACACCGAATACAGTAGATCCATTAGATACTATCCCATACAAAATTGAAGGAGAACATGAGAAAACATAAAATAATAGGTTTAATATTCGGCATACTCTTTGCCGCATCTGCAATGGCAGCAACTAAACATTTTGATATAAAGGATCATTATCATGAGGTTGTTTATTTAGAACCTTATACGATTGAAGTATGTGAACAACAAAGAGTGACAAACCAAGATGACTTAATTAATAATGCATTTTGGGGAGCAATCTTTGGAGCAGTTGTCGGTGATGTAATTGATGAAGACAATGGCAAAGTTCCTGGCGCAGTAATTGGTGCAGCTATTGGTGCAAATGAGGCTGAGAAGAATAGCACTACAACAGCAATGGTATGTAAGACTGAGACACGTAAGAAGTCTACTACAGTCAATGAATACTCTCATTCAACTATCAGCTTTTCATATGACGGTATTATGTATGAAGTTGACTTTATTAAGAAGCAATAATGAAAGACGGACCATTGAAATCAGCATTTGAAACAAGCACTGAAGGTGTTTTATATCAAGAACTAACAACATATAAAATTAATTTAAATGGCATGTTAACTAAAGAAACAGTTACACGAAGATTCAGTCATGATGGAAATTATCATGACACTACACATCAACTACCTTTGGTACAGACAAATGAATAAAGAAGCACCATTCAAAAAATGGACATTCGTAGATAAGAATGATTTAGATAATGAACATTGGTATGTACGATTAGATGGTGGAAAATACCATGATGTAATTTACAGATATATGAAAGTATCATTAAATATGGATACTCAATCTATAAATTTTGATTACGAAGTGGTAGAATATCCAAGTATGGATGATCCACATGGGGAACCTGAGTTTACTCAAGCTGCAGGTGATATTTTAAAAAGTATATTAGATGATGCGATGGAAAAGCAGGACTATGTACTAGGTGAAAAGTAATGAACGTAAAAGAAACACTGACCATTCTCTCAGAAGAATGCGCAGAAGTAATACAAGCTAACTCAAAATTAATTAGATTTGGCCCATATGATGAAGATAATGTGGCTGAATTAGAACAGGAACTCGGTGATATAATGGCCATGATACTCGTACTTGATTATTATGGCTATGTTTCAACAGAAAATATCACAAAGAATGTAGAACCAAAGCTAAAAAAGCTTAAAAAGTACAGTAAAATTAAGAATTTAAATAAAATTATAAAGAATTTGTAATTATTATAAATACCTTTATATCGAATTTATATAAGGGTTTTAATGCAGTCACTTAAAGGTTATCTATCCGAAGGTCGTCACGATCCTTCAATATTCAAGGCAGTTTTTATGGCAGGTGCTCCAGGCGCAGGCAAATCTTTTGTCTCTGATTGGATGTCTTTAGGTCCCCAACTTGGTTACAAGGTAATCAATTCAGACATGGAATTCGAACGTTACATGAAGGAAGCAGGATTAACTGATGATAAAGGTGCAGTTATACTTGATCCTTCAAGAGAGTTTGAACGTAGTGTAGTACGCACAGTAGCAAAAAGACACACAGCAGCTAAACAAAGACATGCCATGATCGGTAGATTAGGTCTTGTTATTGATGGTACAGGAGCAAACGCTGCTAAAGTAGAAAAACAAAAGAAAACATTAGAAGCACTTGGTTATGAAACAGCCATGGTGTATGTTAGTATTCCTTTAGAAGATTCAATTGAATCAGATAGAAAACGTGGTGAAGAGGGAGATAGATCAATTGGACCAGAGCTTGTTACCCAAAAATTTAAAGAATTAGATAAGAGTTTACCTAAATTAAAAAGGTCATTTGGTAAAATGTTTTTCGAGGTAGATAACACAGTAAGAGAAAAAACACCAACAATAATTCGTAGTGTATATAATCAAATTGCTAAATGGTCTAAGAAATTACCAACAAACAGAGCAGCTAAAACTTGGATAAAGAATAACTAATGAAGACATTAAAACAGATTTTAGAAGGTCCAGGCAGTAAAAGTGAACCATGGGAAGATGGGTTTAAAAGAAGAGTCGTAAAGACCACAAAGCCTGAACATAAAGAAAAAGGATATAAATGGAGAATAAAGGGTAAAGACCGTGATGAAATCTCTGTTAAACTATACAAGTCTAAGCCAGATTTTGCTGAGTTTAAAAAGCAAATGAGAAGGGTTGCAGGACACGAGTTCGGAGGATAAATGAAAACCTATAAACAAGTAGAAGCAATTGACCATATATGTGAGCAACAATACCAAGATGAGGTAATAAGCGAAGCAGAGTATCAAGGCAAAACAGTTACATTAAATAATCCTACACGTTCACCTAAAGGAAGTAAGCATAAATTTCATGTATATGTAAAGAATGATAAAGGTAATGTTGTAAAGGTTACATTCGGTGATCCTAATATGGAAATTAAAAGAGATGATCCTGCAAGACGTAAATCATTTCGTGCAAGACATAATTGTGATCAGAAAAAAGATAAAACTAAAGCAGGATATTGGTCATGTTATCAATGGAGAGCTGGTGCAAAGGTAGATAATTAATGCTTTCATTTAAAAACAAACAACTAGACGAAAAAGCCCCTCCTGGCATGAAACAACTTGTGAAGGCGTTTAAGGCCGATGGTATGGATGATGATAAGGCATTTGCTCTTGCTTGGTCTATATACAATAAGAAAAAGAAAGAGTCTATCACAGAAGCTACTATGTCACCTGATGACTTTTTTAAGAGAGATAATCAAGCATTATTTATTAAAAAGGCAATAGCTGGTGAACTTATCGATAAATCTGGCA